CCAAATGCAGAAAACAACTGCGAGGTCAGGGGACTTATTTACTTCATTACAACTTATACCAGGCCCTATTGGTGAGATTGCCAGTAAGTTCAATGGAGCGATTGCTTTATTGAAGACATTCTCATCATTTTCACTTGCGGATTTATCGTTTCAGTTCAAAGAAACTATTGCTGATGTCCAAGAAATTATATCATTTTTAGGTAGAGCAACTGGTATAACAGCACTTTATACTACACTCAATAATGCACTTGCGGCTTCATTTGTCGCTGTTGGTGTTGGAGAACAAGCCGCAGCAGTAGGTGCTCGGGTATTCGCAGCCGCATTGGTTACAACAGGTGTGGGGGCTCTTGTTGTGGCACTTGGTTATGCGGTGAATGCTTTAATGGAATTTGTTTCATCTACTGATGATGCCGCAGCAGCACAAGAACGACTTGCAGGAAGATTGGCAGAGGTCAATCAATTATTGGAAATGGATTTGGCTGATGCCGCCAGAAGACAGAAATTACGAATAGCAGAACTCAAACGAGATGGTGCGAGTGAAAAACAAATACGAGACCAACAACTTAAAGATCTAAAAGAAAATCTGAAACTAACCCAACAGGCGTTAGAAGAAAACCGAGCACTTGAACGATTTGTATTAAATACAGGTCAAGGTGAATTAAAAGAGGTGTATGCTCAACAAGCGGCACTTGAAGAAAAACAAGCACAACTTATCAATGATATTCGTGTTGCGGCAATCAATAATGAAACTGAGGCTAATAAAGAGAGAGACGCACAAAGACAGAAAAATCTTCAAAGTGCTCAAAAGGCTGCGACTGAGGAATTACGAATAGAACAAGAAAAACAACAACGATTAAAAGAAGCCCAAGCAATTCAAAGGGAGGCTGAATTATCATTATTGGATGACCAAGACAGAGAAATCCAAGAGAGAATAAATCGTTTCAATATAGAATTGACTAAACTCAAAGAGGCGGGATATACAGATTTTACCGCATTGGAACAAGAGTTTAGAATTGATTTAGATGCGATTGATTCCAAATATAATGAGGAGAAAAAAGTAAAAGAAAAACAAGAGGCTGATGATCTCATAATAAGAACAAAAGAAGTTCAAGATGCGAGATTAGCCGAAATAGATGCTGCTAACCAAGCAGAAATCAACAGGATTGAAGAAAAGTATGGTGAGTTTAGAAAGTTTGATGAAGCATATTATCAGGACTTACGAGATGAATATACAAGAACTGAACAAGCACTTGAAGATTCATTCAAAAAAGGTGATATCAGTCAGGCAGAATATACCAAAAGGATTACCGCTTCATCAAAAGCAAGAAGAGAATTAGATGTCGCAGAGAGAGATTCCGCACTACAAAAGACACAACTGATTGGGGATGCGTTAGGTCAATTATCAAGTATTGTTGGTCAGGAAACTGCGGCAGGAAAAGCCTTCGCAGTGGCAAAAGCAACGATAGACACTTATACATCTGCGGTATCCGCATATAACGCATTAGCAGGTATTCCTGTAATTGGCCCCGCATTAGCAGCAATTGCGGCAGGTGCCGCGGTTGCTTCAGGTATTGCGACAGTAAAGAAAATTGTATCGGTTCAAGTTCCAAATGCACCAGGTGGAGCAGGAGGTAATCTAACACAGACAACTCCATCAGCACCAGCAGAAAGACCATCAGCAATAAATGTCTCTGCATCACCAATCAAGTTTGCGGTAGGTGGATTGGTAAGAGGGCCAGGAACAGAGACATCAGATTCGATCCCCGCTATGTTGAGTGATGGAGAGTTTGTTGTAAATGCTCGTTCAACAAGATTATTCCAACCAATATTATCCGCAATAAATGCTTCGGCTGATTTACCAGGTTTTGCTATGGGAGGATTGGTTGATACGAATAGAGACAGACCAGCAAGAGACAATACAGATACAATTGCTGAGGCAATAAATGTCGCATTCAGAGACCAACCTATTAGAACTTATGTGACCGCAGGTGAGATTTCCAACGAGCAACAATTCGATAGAATCATTAAATCCCGTTCTTTAATATAAGAATGGTAATTTTATACATATTAGATATTTATAGGTAATGAATACAGTTAAAATCATTGAGTTATTTATTGATGAGGAATATGAAGAGGCAGGTATTGAAGCCATATCTCTTGTATCCAATCCCGCACATGATGAAAAATGGTTGGCATTTAATAAAGATAAATGCTCTTGTGGGTCTCATAAAATGGAAGAACAAGAGATTGATGAATACAGTCCTTACACAGTTGTATCAGATGATTTTTGTAGTCAAAATCCATTACTTGCAACACTTGGGGAACCAAATGGAACACTTGAAAAAGATGGTTGGGAGATTGTTAGAATTGAAAAAATAACTCCACAGGTGGTTCATAAGATGAATGAACATAAGTTTTTTGATTCAAAGCCAAATGAATCATCAGGTTTGGACACAGACAATTACAGAGTTAGGTATAAGTATGTTGGTCCAAGAGATACTAAAAACAGAAGGTTCTGTGAGCAAATGTTACAATTCAATAGAATATATCGTGAAGAAGACATTTCACAATTATCTAATCCTGAGTTTGGTGTATATGATATATTTTTATATCGTGGTTCATATAATTGTCGTCATACTTGGGTCAAATTGATTTACAAAAAAGAAGGCACAATTATCAATTCAGGTTCATCACAAAGAGGACTTGAAGAAACAGAAGCACAGTCAGCAACAGCACAACCTGATACAAGACCTGAGGCTACAATCAATTCACCAAACCCATCAAAACAATGGAAGCCAGGAATGCCAAGAACTGGTCCTAACTTATTTGCTGAGGAAAAAGGATTGGAAGATGCTTGTTGGGAAGGATACGAAGCGATTGGAACAAAGATATTAGATGGTAAAGAAGTCCCTAACTGTGTTCCTATCAAGATGACAGAAGATGACTTCGCAGAATCAATCTCTGACTATCCTGAGGGGATTAAAGATGCCGCAGCAAGGGCTGTCAAATGGGCAGATGAGAATGGTTGGGGTTCTTGTGGAACTCAGGTTGGAAAAACAAGAGCATCACAGTTAGCCAAGGGAGAACCTATTTCAGTTGATACTGTGAAACGCATGTATTCATATTTGTCCCGACATAAAGTAGATTTACAATCATCTAAATCTTATGATGATGGATGTGGTAAGTTGATGTATGATAGTTGGGGAGGAGAAGCCGCTTTAACTTGGTCAGAAAGAAAATTAAAACAATTAGAGAATATGAAAATGGTATTCTCAGTTGTAGATGAAGACAAGAAAATCATCGTTGGAGCCGCTATGGTTCCAAATAAGATGATACATAGATATGATGATTTGGGAAATCTATATTATGTATTTTTCTCAAAGGAATCAATCAAGAAGATGGCTGATAAGTTCTTAAAAGAAAAAAGAACTGATGAGACATCAATAGAACATAATGGTTTGAAATTAGGTAGTGATAAAGTTTATATTACTGAATCATGGGTATCTGAGGACGAAGTATATGATAAATCAAGTAAATACGGATTCTCTTTACCTGCTGGAACATGGTTTGTTTCAATGAAGGTAAATGATGATAAAGTATGGAAACTTATAAAAGAAAAAGCCCTTACAGGCTATTCTGTGGAGGGTCTATTCGCAGAAAAATCAGTTTTCTCAAAAGAAGACAAACAAATAAACCAAATAAAACAATTACTTAAATCAATAAAAGATTATGACAAGTAAAGAAGCAATCAAAAGAATTATGAATATTCTATCTTTTTCAACTGAAAAATTCTATGAGTCAAAAACCGAGCAAGGTGTGGCTATGAAAATGGAAGATGAATTAGAGGTAGGAAAAGTTCTTTATGTTGTAACTGACGAAGGTATGATTCCTGCTCCAAGTGGTTCTCACAAAATGGAAGATGGCACTGAAATCGAAGTTGATGAAATGGGTTCTGTTTCTAAAATCAAAATGGGTGATTACACCTATGAAACTGAAGATGAAAAATCTGAGGAGAAAAAAGAAAAAGAAGACATGATCGATGAAGAAATGGCTGAATCCAAAGAAATGGAAATCCAAATGGAAGATGGAGACATCAAACTAAAAGACGGAGGAGTTCTTAGATTAGCAAGCGATTCTATGGAGTCTGGCGTATTAGTTAAAAAAGTCGGTTATGATGGCACTTTATCAGCAATCTCTGATGGAACTTATGAAACAAGTGGAGGTAAGATGTTGAATATTGTTGGAGGTCAAATTCAAGGCGTTCAATCAAAAGCAGCATCAGAAGCCAGAGGTGGTAAGTTCGTGGAGGCAAAAACTGCTGAGGGAGCAATCGTTGATTCCCCAACTTATGATGTTGGAGAACCAATCGAATTAGTAAAAGAAGATGGTGAAAAGGTAAAAGCACCAGATGGAGAACACCAAGTGATGTTGAAGGATTCCGAAGGAAAAGAAGTCAAAATCAGAGTTATGGTGAAGGACGGAATGATTGTAGAGAGAGAAAATGTAGAAGAGAAGGCTGATGATTTTTCAGCACTTGCTGAAGCATTCGCATCTACAATTAAGCGTTTGGAAGCAAAACTTGATGAGATGGCTAAAAAGAATGAGGTTCTTGAAGCAAAGTTTAGAAAATTCTCCAACGAACCTGCTGGTTCAAGAGTATTAAAAAATCAACCAATAAACAACGATTCTGTTTCCTCCACTTATAGTAAGGTAGAAGGATTTAGAAGGTTACGAGAGAGTATGTCTCGATAATTAAATAAAAATAAAATAAAAAATAAGATGAAAAAAAATCTTTCAAAATTGAATTTCAGTTATGATTTGGGTGGTCTTACAAGTTATGTAGATCAGTTAAACTCTGACATCATTTCAGAAGCGGTATTGTCCCCTGTAACAATGGATTATGTGAATGTCCAAGTTGGTATCAAAGGAACAATGAATGTCAATTTGCTTTCTGAAACTCTTTCTGTTCAAACAGGAACAACTTGCGGATGGAACAACGCAGGAACAGTAGAATTTACAACTGCTCCAATCACAGTTCAAGCATTAAAAGTAAATCAATCACTTTGCTTACAGGAACTCA